CCATACGTCACCTCAGTACCGACGACCCGTAACGGTCACACCGGGAAGAATTTCATCCAAAGAACCACGCGACAGGCCGCTGCCCGCGTACTGACCATAAGCGCCAGCCAATCCACCAAGGGCTTGGTTCAACGCATTAGCCTGACCAAGATAACCAGAGGCACGAGCCTGTCCGCCCTGTGTCATCAAGTTGCCGACGTTGACGCCCATTTGTCCGGCCTGACCAGCGACCTGCTGTGCGGCAGCCTGACCGGCGCCATACAGGCTGCCGAGCGTTCCCAAGCGCGTACCCAACTGTGCCTGCGCTCGATTAAAAGCGTTCATGTACTCTTGCGAAGCCAAGTCTTGTCCGAAGCGCTGACCGGCTTTAATAGCGGAACCCGACAGCATGTTGCCGCGAGCCGACTGCATACGCTCAAGGGCTTTTTCGCCTTCACGTAGACGGAAACCGTAACCGGGGTCCATTTGCAGATCGCGCTCACCAAAGCCGCGAGTCAGCATCCCGTAGTCGGCAGCGGCAGCATCTCCGCCAATCCCAAGCAGTCGCATCAATTCGTTCTGCGAAGTAATGCCAGCCTGACGGAACGGCTCTTGCAGTTCGGTCTGCTTTTGAAATATTTCGCGCTGAACTTGTGCGGCTTGATCTGCCGCCTGTTGCTGCGCTTGCGCGGCTTTTCTAGCGCCACGAGAACTTATGGCGCCGCCAACAACAGTAGAACCTGCGGTGACGGCTGTTACTGGATCAGGCATGAGGGAATTCCTCGCGATACTTCGCAAAATCTTCGCCGTATAGTGCCATTACCGCACCTGCTTTTTCCATAGCAGACTCACGGCCAAGACACAACAGCACCGTTAACAACACAATGTCGTAATAGGCGGCACGCCAGACAAACGACTTCTCGTCCGCCCGACCTGACCGTTCGGCGTCATCCGACGCCTTCCACTTACAAATCGCCGTAGCCAATGCTGGCAATAACTGAATAGCATTAGCCATAAAGAAACTGTTTGCAGGCATGTTGACGAGGCAGCGCCACACCGTGTCGTCCAGCGCACCCCGGTCTACCGGGTCGCCGTCAGCCACGTCGTCAAACGTCTGGGTAACGTGCCACAGGTCTAGCAGCCAAGCCGCAGCGTCAGGCGGTAGCCCGAGTTCCCTGAAGTTCTCCGTCAGCCAGTATTCGGCAGTCGTCACGAGACTTCTCGCCCCGACGAACGGATGTTAATAGCCGATGCCGTACCAGCAATCGTCGAGATAAACCCGCCCGGTTGCAGGACGTGGCCGACCAGTTCGGGGAACGTGTACGTCTCGCTCGGCAACAGCGTCTTGTTCTTAATGATCAAGTTCTGGTTGCCCGAGGAGTCAAACTGCGTCACGAGGTTAATCGAGATGGTAGCCGCCGCAGCGCTGTAGTTAGTCGCCGTGAACTTGTCGATAATGGCCGACACGTTCTGGGCAATGTATTGAGTTACTTGGGTGTTCTCCGCAATCTTTGCGGGGATCAGGACTTTGACGTTAACTGCCATGTGTCACCTAAAAGGTAAAGACCATTCGGACGCGGCCATTAGACCCAGACAGGCCAGCGGCACCGCCCTCTACCGGATCGCCACCGTCACCGCCAGCGCCACCAGTAAGGCTACCCACACCAGCGATTGCAGCCGCACCTGTCTGCGTAAAAGCCGCTCCGCCGTTGCCGTTAGTGTTGGTCGTATTGCCGCCAGAGGCCGTGCCGCCAGCACCCTGCTGACTGCCGTAGATACCGATACCACCGTAACCTCCAAAGCCTCCAGTTGCGATCATTTCGGGCAGCGCATACGTTCCGGCATACGCCACTGACTGAGTGCCAGCACCGCCTACCGCATCGCCAAGTGAGCCGCCTGTGCCAGCCACGCCGACAGTGTACAGGATCGTTTTACCGGCATCTGGGCCAGTTAGAACGAGTACAGTCTTGGAGTAGGCACCACCGCCTCCGCCGCCACCAGGGTTCTCCTGCGGCTCGTAGGCGAACTCACCAAAGATGTTGGTTACCGTGCCGTAGCCGCCACCACCACCTGCGCCCCATACCTCGATGGTGACGCCCGTAGCGCTGGCAGGGATCGTGACCGACCCAGACCCGGACGAGTAATCAACAACGCCCGCACCGGCTCCTCCGGTCGTACCTGCAATCGCCGCTGCTAGGGTAGCGCCGCTCATTAGGTCAACCCTGCTCCGCTGATCAGCCACGAGGTTGAGCCAATTTTGACGCAAGTCGCCAAGCCGTTACGCGCAAGGGTGCGGGTGCCGGTTGTCGTGCTGTTAGCCAGTGTCAGCGTGTCGGTCGTAATACCAATCGAGAGCGCCGAGACGTTGAGGTTAACGATAATGATGACCGTGCCAACCGGGAACGCGACAGCAGAGTTAGCCGGAATGGTCAGCGTCAGCGACGAGCCGTTCATTAGGATGGACTTGCCGCGATCCGCCAGCACCAACTGATAGTTAGCCGTTTGGCTGTTCTGCGGAGCCTCTCGATAACCTACGGCGTAATTAACACTAGCCGTGGCGTTATCAGGGATCAGCGGCGTGCCGGTGAACGTGGGCGAAGCAATCGGCGCGTAGGTGGCCGCAGCAGCCGTCGTCGTCAGGGCGTTGGTGATTCCATAGCCAGACACCGTCGTCGGGGTGCCGGTAATGGTAGACCACGCAACTGTTTCAGTCGAAATGTCATTGACGCCAGCAATGTCGTCGTACTCACCAATCTGCACATCATTAGAGTCAGTTAAAACAAACCGATACTTGATGCCCTCAGATAGCCACATGTCTTCTGGCAAGCGACCGCCAGAATCCAAAATGATTGGATTGGAATTGGCAGTTGTGCCAAGAACCGACGTGTAGGTGTTTTGCGGCGTGGTTGTGCCAGCCGCATACGTGTAAATCTTTCCGCCCGACAGCACTGAGTTGTCGTCGGTAAAGAACTGCGCTCCGGCGCCAGCAAAGGCGGAAAGATAGACGGTCATATATTCACCTGCGTCATAGTAAGAATGACCGAGGGGATGCCAGGATGGGGAGCAGTGGCTGGCTCGGCCAAAAGTTGCACGGTAGTGCTGTCGGTTGCCCACATTAACTGCAAATAATCGCCGTTTGACATGGGGACAAATATATTTGCGGCGACAAATACTTCGCCGTTGTTGCCTTGAATACGGACTTGAGATGCCGAATCTGGAATATCAACGCCGTTAACTCTCGGCCACACGTAGAAAAGCGCCACGCCACCAGAGGTTTTATCCAACTGAATGGAAAACTGCATGTTGTAGATAGCGGGCCTGCCTACCTTAATGTGAGTGTTATTTGCCGGATCAACATAAACGCCGTACTGGCTTGACGTGCTGTTAAACGTCATCGCGTAAGCGGTATTTATTGCGGCGGCAACTTGCGTTTGCGTCGAATAAAACGAGCCGTAGTTAACAGTAAAGACTTTGGCGGCTACAACCTCGGCAAGCGGAGGTTGCTTTTGAATGTCCTCAATCTCTTGTTGCAGAACCGCTATTTCATCTTCGGTGTTAGACGACAGCGATGGCGTAATCTCAAGGTCGGCAATAGAGGTAGACGTAGTGCCGCCACCTGTCAGTTGGTACTGATTGTTAAGAAAGCGGAACCATTCACGCGAAACCAAGCCCGTCCGTTCATCAAGGAACGGAACACGCGGGGCAGGGATTTGCGTGATGTTCTGTGCCATTACGATGCCGTCGGACTAATCTGTAGTTCGGCGCCCATGATGGCGACCTTGACCGGATCGGTGCCGCTAACCTCGTACACACGGTCACGCAGTTTTAGCGTCATGCCAAGACGGCGGAATATGGCGCGAGTGCCGTATTGCCCGACGCGACCCATAGAAGTCTGCCGTTCTCCGTTCCACGTATGACCACCGTCATCCGACCAACGCAGCATCAACTGCGGGTCAGCGCCAGTCGTTGCGTTAACGTCCAGAATAATGTCTTGACCGGCTTCCGTTTGCAGGATTTGCAGCAACTCAGTACCAAGGTACTGCGTGTCGGTAAAGGCATATCCAGACAAGCCAACGCCCGTCTCGCAGTCAATCTGGAGCGAATGGTGCGCGGTACGCTTCAGGTCATTAGCGCCAGTCGGCAACGCGCGCCAGCGGCGCAGCCACTTCTGTGTTTGCCCGTCATCGGCGTATACGTCTAAGTCAAACTCGTACAACTTACCGTTCTGGTAATCACCCACAATCGGCACGCCGTTAAAGCGAGCGTGGTTGTTTGCGCGATGACGCTTGAAGTCACCGTTACGGAACCCTGCGCGTTCGTGCCATGCGCCCGTAGCGGCGTCAAACACCCAAGTCGTATCGGCATCCGTAAAGTTCAGCACATAAAACGTATGGCCGTCTTGCTGGTAGGTGTAGCCCACAGCATCAGCCAAATTGCTATAGCCTTGAATGGCAAACTCAACGGCATGGGTAGATACACGCACGCCTTGGTAGCCATTGGCCCGATAGACGATGCCCTGACCGCGAGCGTCTGCGCCTAGCCAAAAGACAGAGTTATCCATCTTGGCTACCGAGTAGGGGGCAATACAACCGATCTCGTTGTAAGCGCCTTGGATGCGGGTGAGGGGGAAGTCAGGGTCGCCCGAGTTGTACCAGACCTCCACCGAGTTTGTGCCGAACAGCCACGCTTCTCGATGGTCAATGATGAGGGAAACTAACCCGTCTGGTGAACCCTCCGCGCTCGCAAAATCCAAGGGGTCAATAGACAAACCATCAAGCAGTTGTGTCACCCACACTCTTTGCGAGTTCGGTTCGTTGAACACAAAGTAACCGTCAAGGTAGCCCACAGTAACCGCGCCGGGAAAATCCGGGTCAGTAATCTGGGCAAATACTTCGGTTACTGAGTTGTAAATATATCCGTCAGGATTGGCGGCAATAAAGATTTGCGTGCCGTTGTCTGTCATTGACACGGGGCCAGTGCCAGAAACTTCGCCAATGTAATTGACGCCAGCATCTTCAAGAAGAATACCGCCGTCATCTTCTAACAAAATTTCAAACCCATCTTCTAGTAACAAAAACCCTTCGGTTTCAAAACTAGAGTCAAGGCGATAAAACTTATCACCAGAAACGACGTACAGGTAATTGCCTAACGACCACAGCCCTCTAATCGGGCCTTCGCCTAGGTCTGTTTTTAAAGTTAAACCGGGGCAGCGTTGCAGATAAGCGGGTTCTTTGCCGCCTTCTGGCACTACCTCTGGATAAAGGTTCACCATCCGGTTGTCGGCAGCATTGACCGACCGGATGACGTACGACGACCCGAGGATCGGCGTCTTCATTAGAAGTTGCCCGTGAAGATGTTAAAGCGCGGACGATTGACGATGAGCGCCGCTGGCATTGCCATCAAGTCATCCGGGTTGTTGATGCGCTTCAGATCGCGCTTGCTGGTCATTGCAATGCGTTGCACTTGCGGAGACGGCTCAACACCGAACTCGGCTGCAAGTTCACAGGCCAAGCAAAAGCGGAACGCACGCAGGTATCCAGGCGGAAACGCAAGGGTGGTGTCCAACGTGGCCGGTTGAGCCAGCGGACGCACCGACACAAAGTGGAACTCCAGTATCTTGGTCGGTACTGGGTAAATGTAAATCTCCACGTCCGGGTAGGTCATATTGACCCACATCAACTGTGGATAAGTCGAGGTCACTGTTTTAACGGCAATATTGTTGTACTGCTCGTTGTTGATCAGTTTGATGCCATACGACACGTTGGTCGATGGGTCACGGAAGTAGGTAGCGTCGTCCATTAGAATCGGACGCTCGGCCACAAACGTGCCGGTCGGTCCCATCGTAATGTTACGGACGGTAGGCAACCAGTTGTAGACTTGATCTTGAGTCGAGAAGACCGCCAGACGCTCCGTACTCCAAGAGTCAAGCATCTGGTTTAGAGCAGCGAGGGCGTCTTGAGACGTGGCTGCCGAAGGCACTTCACCTTCTGCTAATTGCCCGATCAGACGCAGCGCACCGTTGATCTGGTCAGCAGCGGTGGTTGCCATGTATTACTCCCGGCGTCGTCGTCGCGCCCTTAATGCGTTATCAGAAGTCCCCGATGCCGACAAGTTTGCCGACACCGGGGATTCTGAATCATCCGGGTCAGAGGGGTCAAACTCCTCCCACCCATGCTCCATATCTTCCCGCGCTTCCAGCACCGAGATTGCTACTTTCTCGCCGTGCTTGTGATGACGAAGGTAGATATTCGGCATATTAGGCAACAGTGAATTGCAGGCTATAAACGGGGAACGTGACGGTGTTCGCCAGCGTACCCGTAACAGCGGCTCGGATGCGGAGACGGTCGCCCGCCGCCACAACGAGATTCGCTGCCGTGCCGTTTAGCGTCAGCACTCGACGTGCGTTTGCTGAAAGCCCAGTGCCGCCCGTGGCCTTGGTCGTGTTCGCGTCAGTTGCCGCGAGCATTGCCGTCGTGCCGGAGCCGGTCGTTGCAAGGTTGGTAATTGAGAACGTAATGTAGTTGCTGTCGCTCGCCGTCAGCGCATCAACGCCTGAAAACCACGCCGCGTTCAACGTTCCGGCAGCAGGGGCAACGACATAAACGTCATTGTTACCCGTGGCTACCGCAATCGTCGCACCCTGTTGTGCGCCGGTAAAACCGCTACGCACGTTAGAGTTAACAAGGGTCGCGGAATCAAGGCTTCCGTTGATAATCGCTTGGTCCGAAAAGGCAACGCCAATCGCCTGTGTATTAGGCATAGAAATACCCCTTTAGGTAATACCCCCGACAGATCGCTCTGCCGGGGGCGTTGCCATTACGAAATGCGGTAGCAGGTCCACGTACCGTCGCCCGTTTTGCGAGCGCGGAAGTGACCCGAAGTACCGTTATCAACCTGACCAGCGCCAACCAGCGTCCAGCCCGTGCCAATCGCCACGGTTACGTCATCCGTACCCGCGTCGATGTTGATGACAAAGAAGTCAAACGCAGCGTCTACCTTTGAGGCAGATGAAACGTAGACTTCAAGGTCAGCAACCGTCGGCAGCGTCAAGTCGCCAGCCGTGCCATTGAAGGTGAACAGGCCATTAGCCAACTGAGCAGCAGTTGCCGTAGCAGCCGCAGTCAGAGCCGTCGGAGCGCCCTGTACAAACAGGATCGGTTCGCCGACGTTGCCGTCTGTAACCTGATAACCACCAGCGCCATTAGGAAGTGCCATTTTGAATTACTCCGTGAATTAAGTTAAGGGTTAGCCCCAGAGACGCACGCCCATCTGCGGGCGAATCACCGAGTAGCCATACAGCACGTCGATACGGCACGGCATACGGTCGTTGTTGATGTCGTACTGACGGACAACGCGCATGGAGATACCGTTGTGGACCTGGCGCGAAGCCATGTCAAAGCCCAGCGGAAGCAGGAGGTCAGCCGTGGCAAACGTAATCGCGTCCTTGTGGTACACGAGGTTCTGAGCATACTGACCCGACGCAGCACCGAGGAACGTCACAGCCTTGCTGTTGATAGTCAAGGTGCTGACGGTCGCCAGAGCGTGCGAGGGCGAGTAGAGCGCAGGAGCAACCTTCAACGTGACGGCACCAGCGTTCGACGTGGCCGCTTGGGTCACAACGAACTGCTGGAGGCTGCCGGTGGACTCGCGGGTCTGCGGGTTGACGGCATACACATCGGCAATCGTGAACACGTCGCCGACCGCGTAGGTCGTGCCCGAACCAGCCGAAGCCAGAACGATCTCAGAAGCACCTTCCGAGACGTTTCCGTTCACGGTCTGACCCGTGCTGCGCGAACCGTTGGTGTGCTGCTTGATCGACTGCGACATGTTGACTTCCTCGTAACCGAGGACGCCAACGCCCATAAGGCCGTTCTTGAACTGACGGCTGATGGTGTCGGTCGGGTTGAAAAGACCCTTCATGCCTTCGACGAGCGAAGCGTTGGCAGCCGGGTTGACGGTCGCATAGCGCGGCGACATCACGGCGGCGGCTTCGTTCAGCTTCTGCTGGGCCTGCAAGAGAACCAGCGAGGTGCCCGGAGTCGTTCCCGGCGTACCCACAGACTGATAGATGCTCTTGAACGAGTTGGCAACGTCAGCGTCGATGCTCGAAGCAAGCTGCGAGATACGCGGCTTGAGAACACGCTCGGCGAAGTCGTCCAACTGGAGGGCCATTTCGGCGCTGGTAAAGTTGACGCCAATGTGCTTCTGCGAGGCGACGGTGAGAGTCGTAAACTGCTCGTTGTCGTCCTGAACCTGAAGCGCAGCGCCGTCGGTCACAAGAGCGCGATCCGGCAGACGGATACGGAGGGTCGAACCGATCTTGGCACCTTCAACAGCAAAGCTGTCGTCGTACTGACGGTTCACGTTACGGGTGATAACGAGGTTGTTCTCAAGGATTTCGAGAGCCTTCCTCGTAATCATGTCAATTGTAAGCAGGCTATTAGCCATTTGAATTCTCCAAAGAAGTTAGCGGGTACGAGACGCTTCCCACTTTCTAATCTGTCTCATACGCTCGGCTTCAATCCACTCTGACGTACTCATCTCCTTGACGGAGCGAGGGTCGGTCGTGTCTCGAACCGGCGTACCTACGGACTTGGCCGTGACAGGCTTAATCGGCGGGGGCGCACTAGTTGTTCGTTTGACCGGAGGATTGTCGGCCAATCTGGCCTCAATCTTGCCGATCTCCTTTGCTTGCAGGAATTGCGGCAGGCGGGAGATACGCTCGGCTTCCTTGGGGTTCGCCCCCAGATAGTAGGCCAAATCTGGCCCCATATCGGATGCCTGTATCGTCTGAGCCATCACGGTCGTAATCGGCAGCGACGGGTTGTACGCGACTTGCTCAAAGTCTTCGTACCGATCCCGAGCTGCTTCCTCGCGCTCGTGATAAGCCTCAAGGAAAGCCATCTGCTCCCGTTCTGCCTCGCGCTTGGCAAGCAGTTCTTCGGCCTTACGGGCGGCTAAAGCCTCCGCATAGGCGTCTGGGTCTGCTTCCTTGTCGGGCAATACGGCAGGCGTAGCCATTTCGGGCTTTGCCTTTAGCGATTGCTCTCTCTCCCACTTGCGACGTTCCCGTGCAAGTCTTTTGCCGACCAGCGCGTCTAGCTCCTCTTGGGAGAACGTCTTGGCAGGCTTTTCCTCCGGCTGCGTCGCCTCTTGGGCAACCACTTCGGGTTCCGGGGTCGCCGTGACCTCCGGTTCCGGCGCGGGCGTAGCCGCTACTACTTCAGGGACTTCATTTGTGTCCGACATGTGTTTTCCTTACGGAATCCTGGTCAACCGGGCCAGTACG